CAAAAGCCGAAGTTTTCAGAGGGAACTCAGCAGTTAATAATCGAAGGAGTTTAAGTGGATATGAGCAACTAAACTTCGGAACTCCGACTATTAACTCCGGAGTTCCATTGCTCCAAACGTCAATAGAGGAAACTTCTTCGGCTATTAACTACGAAGTTGAAGGCTACGGTTCGCGCCAAATTGATTTCATTGATAAAATAATAAACCCATATGAATTTATTTTTTCCACTGTTCCTAATACTAAATGTTCAGTTAGTAAAATAAAACCTACATCCAATTTATTTTATATATTTATGGAAATTGTCCAAACATTTAATTTATTAGATATATATCGTGGAAAAAATATCACATTTGCACATTTTGGACCTAATGCATTAGCCACAACGGAATGTATGGAAATGTTGAGAGAGGGAAATAATGATAATACTATTATATCTGAAATTGAATACCTGTGTGAATCTGGTTTTAAACTATTAGAAGGTATTGATAATACATCAGTTGATTTTATATATTTTGAATTAAATAGTGACGCGTACATCGATATAAATAAATATATACTCGGTATTATCACTATTTTGTGTAATATATTAACATATCAAACCGCAAATGGTGTATGTATTATTAAAGTAGATAATCTTATTCATAAACCTATATTAGATGCTCTTCTTTTATTAACCGAATTATATGAAAAAGTATATATTATTAAACCATATGTTTGCAATATAAATAAAAATGAAAGGTATATTGTATGCAGCACATTTATAATTGATTATCAGAAAATATTGGAGAATAATATATATTTAAATAAATTAAAATCTGTATTAATTGATTATTTAGAATACTCCCCTAGCTTTTGGAGGAAAACAGAGGACTTAAGCACAGCAAACGTTTTCCGAGGGAACTTCATAGACGATTTGGAGCAATGGAACTCCGGAGTTAATAGCCGAATGAGTTCATTTAATAATAAAATTATTAGTTCTTTAATAAATCGCGATTTACCTTATTATTTTTTAAATAAAATAGAAGAATCAAATATTATAATAGGTCATCAGCAACTTGAACAGCATAATTTATTACTTAATATAATAAAAAATAAGAATAGAGATGACAAAATAGAAACAATTAAAAAAAATAATATTTATAAATGTATCCAATGGTGTGAACGACATAAAATACCATTTAATAAATTTGTTGATAAAATAAATATGTTCTTACCATCTATTACGTATGACGAGAATGAAGAACACGAACATAATAGTCTAGAAAAAAATAAATATATATATAATAATAATTGTGATGAGGAAGAAGAAGAAGAAGAAGAAGAAGAAGAAGAAGAAGAAGAAGAAGATGAGGAAGAAGAAGAAGATGAATATACACAAATTCAAATTTGCATTGAAAAAGAACGAATCATAAATAATGAACTTTGGAGGAAAACGGAGGCTTAAGCGCAGCAAACTCCGGAGACGTTAGTTGGAGCGAACTGTAGCGTCGGCGGAGGTGAGCGACTGGAACACGGGTGTGAGCGAAGGAGTTTGGAGTTTTGTCACTCCTTCACGTTTCCCCTAATATATATTTCAGGAGCAATCCGTTTTATTATTTTATTATAGTTTTTGGTATCCTCTTCAGCTGTACCACCACCGAAACATTCACCTATCATCGTATTATATTGTGTCTGTTCTATGGATCCGTGTCCGTGTACAATATGTTGATGTTGTGATATCCAGACAGATGCCTGTTTCATATTTTTTTTCGCTATTTGTTTTATCAATCTTATTATTTTTTCATTGCTGTTGCTATCTTTTTCCCACCCATTTATATCATTGATAAACATAACCACACGCTTTATATCACTGCAATGAATCGGTCTTTTACATACTTCGGTGGCTCTGATTCCCTTTATAAATATTTGGCTAATTCCTTCTGCGTATCCGACACGACCTACATTTTCTAAATCCTCAAAGGTTAATTCGAGAGAATCTACAAATTCAGTTATACTCATTGCATTTTTGCAAGTTTCATTCAAAAAGAATTGCATATTGAATTTAGTATTATTTGTTGTATTATTATTATTTGTTGTATTATGTCCGACAGATTTAGCTAAATCTATCATTTGTTTACCTTGTTCCATCATATATTTATTCTGTTCTACCATAAGCTCTTTGAATTCTTGATTTTGCTTCAATAATTCCAATACTAATAATTCATTTGAGTCGACTGGTGATTTTTCTAAAATCATTTCTTTGAAATATTGATTTTGTTTCATTATTTCCATTATTATGTTATTATGTATTATTTCTTCTTCATCCTCTCCTTTTTCTTCATTCTTTTTTTCTTCATTATGTTTTTCTTCATTCTTTTTTTCTTCATTATGTTTTTCCTCATTATTACAGCTCTTTTTATGATTACATAAACTTGAATGATGCTTATATTCTTTACCGCAAATACATTTATATTTTTTTAGTTCAGTGTTATTTTGCGCGTTATCATTCGGATTTATTCGGTTTATATGTTTAGGTGTGCTTATATGACGTATATAATCACTTTCCTTACAGCATTTAAAGTCACATAGTTTACAATCGAATTTACCCGCGTTTTTTGGCGTAAAATCATTCGGATTCATTCGTATATATATACTACATAAAAAAACGCCTAAATCTTTTTTTTTGAAAATATATTTTCCAAAAAAAAATTATGCTCACAAAATATTTCGCGGATTTTCGGTTTTGTCTACATAAGCGAAAAAAACACCCTTTTTGGGAAAGTCCTTTTGCTTTTCCTGTTTTTGGACATTTATTTTTGTCCAAAAAAGAAAATCCGAATGACTTCCCCAAAAAGGGACTTTGTCGTTTTATATATATTATCGATTTTCCTACTTAAAGAAAAAGGAAGGGATTTTTGATCCATACTACATATATCGTTCAATTGGATTATAATTATATTGGGTTTCAAGACCTAAATGTAGTAAGCCGTGAATATGGAGCGAGCCGTAGCGTCAGCGGATGTGAGCGAAGTGAACAGAAGTGTTCCCAATAAGAACTCCTTCGACTAACGTCTCCGGAGTTCCCTCGCTTTTCGCTACGCTTACACCAGGCGCCTTCGGCTACGGGTCGCTCCATAGTCCAAACACTTTTGTTCCAACTCCTTCGGCTAAACTCCTTCAGCTAACGCTTCCGGAGTTCCCTCGCTCACCGGCGCCTACGGCTTCGGCTCGCTCCACGTCTACGGAGTTCCATCGGAAAACTTCGGCTTTTGCTGCGCTTAACACCTCCGTTTTCTTCCACTTCGCTCACATCCGTGTTCCAGTCGCTCACCTCCGCTGACGCTACGGCTCGCTCCAAAATATTTTTATTTTTTTTTTTAAGGATGCGATGCGCTAATTCCGTTATTGGCCACAGTGGGGCCGGCACTCAGGTTACCAAGATTTGTGATATTTTTATAAAAATAATCATCCGTGTTTCTGAAACACGTTTTTGGATTACCATTTCTAATATATTGTCCTGGGTTACATCCAGGTGATTTTGATTTATATATCAATGGAACATACGGCATTCCATCAACAACTGCGTATTTATTCGCAGATCCTTTCAATCTATTATTATTATATACATTCTTTTCAATTGTAGTGACACTTAATTTTAAAGTTCTAGTACTACTAGATACACTTCCTTGTGTTGCAAACTGATAATTGCTTGGTTTATAAACCACTAATTTACATCCACGGGGATTGCTTGGTCCAGATAATGACATTCCATAATAAGGATTGGATAAAAATCTTTTAAAAATATCGACGGCTTGTGCTGACTTACCTGATTCTAATTTTTGAATAAAAATAGCAAATTGTTGAATGGATTCTATTTGTAAATTGTAGAAATTGGTTATATCAGCTGTTGAAAATACACCATTATTATTTAGAACCTGAAATGCTTGTGCAACTAATTCTAACTGGGTAAATGTTGTAGACCCTGTATTCGGATAACAATTTGCGATATATGTATTTGAAAGACCGATTGGGTCGCCAGGTTTTGATTTAGTTAACATCGCTGGTGTTATATTTGGGTTATTTTTAAGATCCGCGACATTTTGCACTAATGTTGTTCCCGAATAAAAATTAAATACTTTTTGATCATATGTTTGACACCTATTTTGTCTGTATTGTTGAAGTGTAGTAAAATAATTCTTTTTCAATATTGTACTAGCAGGTCGAACTCTTAATAATGCCTTTCTCTGTTCATTACAACAATTTTGAGGTGTCTCACATACAGGTAATGGGTTATTTGTCAAAAAATATTGAGGAGAATAATCCGCAACAAGCCCAATACCATCACAAGTTTTACAATCCTTATCCAATTTAATAACGCCATTCACTTCATTCACGGTATTTTCCTTAACAGAAAATTGACCAGGTCTATCAATAAGTTGACCAATAAGAGAATAAGATTTTGATGATTTTACTTGTCTATTGGATTGATTGTTGTTAATTTGAATATATTCATTGTGATTTAGTGGATTTATTTTAATTATAGGCACGGGGGTTGAAGTACCCTTTCTATATTGTTTTAATGGACGAGCTGATCCGTGTTTATAAACAGTATCATTTGTGATATCATTATTTGTTAAAGGTCTGATATTTCCAGCAGTGACAGCAACTGGATTACTATAAATTCCAGTTCCCTTCCAACTTATATAATCCGCTGTTAAAGGCGCGCTTAATGAATTGTTATAAGAATGCATACCTTGAGGGAAAAATGCAGAAGACATTTTATATTATATATCTATGAAGATTTAAAAAAAATATATTTTTAATATTTTTAATATTTTTAATATTTTTATATTTATATAATCAAATTTCATGTTAATAAAAATCCTTATATTATTTTTTATAATGTTACTACTTTATCAAATATTTTTAGCTATATTTGGTGAAAATATTATGGAAGGAATGGAAGGAGAAACATCATCTTCTTACCAAAATTACGGCAATGATCCATTGATATTAGCAAAACAAAATGCAGGCAATATTGAATATTTAAAAGGACAAGTTACTGGCTTACAAGGATTAGATAAAAAAGTAGGAGATCTTAGTAAAAATGTAGATACATTAAATACACAAGTAATTGCATTAGTTCAACAACAAGCACAAGCTGCCCAACAATTGGTT